TTTCTGAATCAGTTGGGCGGTCTTGACTTTCGTCATGCCAGATAATTGCACCAAGATTATTCCCAGTAACGGTCCATTCTGCGTGAGGTCGCAAAGAAGACAAAGCCTCTGGTATGTAATAATCCATGCTCCCACCTCCATGAGGGTGATTGTTGATCTTGCAATATCCGCACCGTCATTTCTCTGAAATTTCAGGGTGCCCGATTGGTCTGTCAAAAATGCCTGCACTTTGTAAACACAAGCTGAGGTACTGGAGGGGCTATCGAGGACACTGAGAAAGTGGTTGCCCGACTGATTTTCAGGGTGAGATATTCCGCTATAAACATACTTATCCGTTGCGGTACTTGAGATCGTTCTCACGATTTTACATTCCGCCACCGCCGAACCTCCGTTCGAGTTCACTGAGAGGCTGCAAAAAACCAATATTTTTGAGCTTGTAGCGGCGGGAGTTATCGTGCCAGTCAGCCCAGTATCGACATAACTGGTCGAGGTCGTGGAAACCTCTGTCGTCGTGGTAGCCTCGATGACCTGTAGTATTTTGCCGCCTCCGCTTGCTGCGGCAGCCCACGCAAAGTCCGTTCCGTCACTCGTCAAAACGTAATTATTCGAGCCGATTGCTAGAGCTGCTGGATTTCCTGAAGAATCTCCATATATGAGTTTGCCCCGCGCAAGACCAGCCATCTTAGCGAGTGTCACCGCGTCATCATTTATCAAAGCAGTCGTAACAGCGTTATCTGCTATTGCGGCACTTACAACAGCGTCATCCGCTATTAACGCAGAGGTAATCGCATCGTCAGCTATAGCAGCCGTAACAACAGCATCGTCTGCTATAAGTGCAGAGGTGATGGCATCATCGGCTATTGCCGCACTCCCTACAGCATCGTCAGCTATTAAGGCGGCAGTAATAGCGTCATCAGCTATAGAAGCGGTTACTACGGCGTCGTCTGCTATTAAGGCGGAGGTTATTGCGTCATCAGCGATTTTTGCAGAAGTAATCGCGTCATTAGCTATAGTCAATGCGCCGTTAGTTGCTATTGCTGCGTCACCTGAAATCACTACTGGATTAAAATTTGTTCCGTCTGCAATCAACGCTGCGCCACTTGTATTCGTAGACATAACCAGGTCATCACCTGTGATAGTCAGGTCTCCCGCCACAGCAAGATTCCCCGCCATAGTTACATTCTGCGTACCTGTAGGGATTTCGATAACGTCTTGGTCTGCATCGTTCTTGATAGTGACGTCGTTGGTTGAACCCTGCCCCGTCAGTATCAGCCCCTCTGCTGAAGTGTACCCAATTGCAGCGTCATCGCCAGCAGATGTATCTCCATCGGCATTCAATGTTGCAGCGGTTAAATCACCTACTACATCGACATTTGTACCACCAGTAGCTACTGTAATTACATCAGCATCCGCATCATTCTTGATTGTGATATCATTAGTCGAGCCCTGGCCCGTTAATATCAAGCCTTCAGCGGAAGTGTATCCCATCGCTGCATCATCACCCGCTGCGGTATCGCCGCCGACTACAACTTTACTTGTCGTAGTTATGCCAGATGTAGAAAGTTTTAATGTAGAATCCGTGCCTTCGCCATCCGATACAAACCTTAAAGTACCATCTATGCCTGCATTGCTGTTCGAGACTTGCAGTAAGTCCTTGTATGTATCCTTGGGCTTCTTACCAGTTAAAGCTGCCATCTAAAATATTCCTTGTCCTGGTTCTAATTGATACGTCAATGAGTGCCATTCCAGATCGTCTGAGGTTGATACACGAAACCTTGCCCCTATTGCGTATCCTGCGCCTGTGGCCGCCAACCATTTTGCTACCACACTTTTGAGAGAAGTCTCCCAATCTGTTGCCCATTCTTCCCAATTGTCGTCTATTGTCTGCCAAGTATCCCCTGCTTCTAACAGACTTACATCTGCCGCTGGGATACCTCGTCTTTGAAAATCGAATTGCGGCGCAATAGACACTGTGATGCTGCCGTCACTTGCCAGCACAGGGCGTAGCGCAGCACATCGTTTGAGAACGCCCCTGGCATCGAAATAACTATAAGCGGTTTCGGCATCTCCTGCAATATCAGCAGATATATCTGCGTTTCCATCATCAAACTTCATTATCTTACCGTCATTTGTTCCGAAATACAGGTTATCGTCATATCGGCCCCAGCAACGGGAAATTATTTCGGTCCACCTAGCCCAACTTAATGTTTCTGCGTTCATTACATACTGGTCGAAATCCTCTGTGCTGTTTGGCAGATTAAGCAATAACAACCTGCCTTGTGAATAGGTTGGATGATAAATAAGCTGCCAGCCTGGGTCTGTCAGGTCTTTCTTTTGAATCAAAGCAGGGTTTATTTTGTCGCTTACGACTCCTTTATCCTCTAATTGTCCCGCCGAAGCTACTGCCGCCATAGAAACGATGCCACCTTTGGTGGCTATGACTAAATCTGACCCAACTTTCGCTATTGCTCTAATGTCCAACGGTTCTGGTATTCTAAATACACCAACCAGATTCCAGTTCGATGCTGGATTATCGCCTTCATATATAATCGTATCTCCTGAGGACATGACAAACACCGCTAAGTCATTTCCTATACCCCCTCCGACCCAATCCTCTGAGCCTCCAGCTACATTCCAGGACCCTGCACATACTAAATTGCCGCCAAAAGCACCAACTCTGGATAGTGGAAACTTGGTAATTGTTCCACCCAATGTATTCACTGCGGAATACCAGAAGTCCTGACTGTTATTCTCCCAGAAGAACGTATGAGACTGATGCACCATAATTCCACGGAGATTAGTTACAGTCAGCCCTGTTCCGCTTACTGTCATGTTTGCGAAACTTGACCCGTCGTACACTAATGGTGTGTCCGTTCCGTTTACCCATCCCATTGAGCCGTTAAAATTAACAGTCTCCCACCTGTTTGCAGACAAGCCGCTTTTCAATGAGGAAATGCTTGATGTGCTGGCATCGTATATATTTCCATTAGCGCCAGCCAATAACTTTCTGGTCGTTCCCTTACTATATTCCGCAATAGTGTCCACGTTACTTGAACCAAGGCCTGTAGCGTGTTGCGTATAACCTTTCCGCAATGTAACTCTGCCAGTGCCAGGAAACCAGTTATCCAGCGTTACAGCATCTTGTGGCGGCATTAAATCTAACGCATCGCGTCTATTCCAGCCGCCTATAGGTGCAGGGATAGTTTGCGCTACCATTAGCTGCCGTATCCTGTATCTGGTAGGTTAGTCGTAAATACAGCAGTCGCAGGGGCCATATTGATATTTCTACCGCCGCCTCTTTCGCGCTCAAATATACTTTTCAGCCATTGACGGGAATCATTCTTTTGGTCTTCATACGGAAAGCCAAACGCCCGTAACGCTCTCCACCAGCCTTCACGAAATACTAAATCTTCACTGAAAATCGGCACATCTGTGTCAGCAGCCCAATCTGTTTGCCCTGTACCACTTGAAGATGCACACCATTGCTCGCTGATGTATTCATAGGCAAGGCTAGCAGCATCTGGGTTTTCCAGTTCAAATTTTAATGTGCCACTAGTAGGACGTAATCTCCACCTCACCGCAAGGCCAACATCTGTCGTAATCGCGCCTTTGTAATATTGCCATTGCGCTGGAGTTATAGGCCCTATCATCTGCAAATCATTGGTTCTATCCCACGCTGTATCGGGAACCATACGCAAAAAATCAGACGGAAAGGAATACGCTGCGGTATCAGCAGCCGATGTGAATGTGTGTTCTTTAGTTAGAACTGCCCAATCGTAATCATCTCGTAAATATAAACCAGCAGCACTGGTAACAGAACGCAGCCTGACAGCTGTCGCTTCATCATTACCGATAATAGATGAGGGCTGAAAAACCCCTAGTTCATCCGCTATCGCTTGCGCTATCGTCAGTAGAGACATCTGTCTTTCGCCTTCGCTTGGTTTTCTGTGACAATTCTGCTTGCGCCCTTAACAATTTATTTTCCTCTATCAGAGCTTCCATTTTATCCTCTAGCTTTTCTACCTTATCCAATGCTTCAAAAACCACGCCGTCATCTTTGCTTTTCGCCAGATATACTTCTGCGTGCTTTTTTAATGTCGCCAAACCCATACTCGCTTGCGCTGCATTGTCGGATAACTCTGCTAATTGCTCTATCGTAAAAATATTCACGGCTTTCAATTCGTGAACCTGAGCCATATTCAATCGCGGCCATTCGTTAATCGGTGTGCCTTCCACTGGCTGTTCGGAACCTTTTTCAAAAGCCTCCCATTGATTAGGCCATCTTTTTTTGTGTTCATCTTGAACAGGCGTATCGATAATGTTTTTTGTGTCTCCAGGGCTTAATATTTGCACATACGCCCGTTGGTCAAATATCGGTCTACCTTCCTTCGATGATTTGGCTTTGTTTTGCACAGCCTCATAACGAAATAATGGACGGCAAGTGTCCTTGGTTTCCACATTGAAATCCATTCCTGTATCATTATCGTACATTCACTATTCTCCTCGTGTTGCAAGAAAAGGGGGGAGCATGCAAAAAGGGCAAAGCACACCCCCCCATCCCATTACTCTGGGAACATACAGACGACTTCCTTATCGGAAATATCACCTGCTATCGCGCACACGTTGTCCGTTACTGCGGCAGAAACGTCTAACGTGCCATCGCTGGAACCAGTTGGTGTGAGAGGATCACCATCTGCACCAGCAGTTAGGGCGAGATTGAGTGTGGCGGGTCCAGAAATCTGAATCCAAGCATACTCGCCATCGCCAGGAGCAGACTGAAGGACACCCGCTCCGATTTCGATTGAATCCGATAGATCGGAAGTAACAGTGTGGTTTTTGTAACCATCAAGCGTGTAGTAATACGCGACTTGATCGGCTACAGCAGCCACAGAGCCGCCACCCGTATCGTATTTGATCCATTTGAACTTTTTGATGCCAGCGGACGTAACATTCTGTCCGATAGCGCCAAGGCCATGATCATCTGTGGTAGATGTTTCGGTGGCCAAAATGCCTAAAATATAAGCCATATTAACCTCCTAAGCGTGAATGACGCCCTGACGGGCAGCATTACTCATTGTCATATTACCAGCCCAGACGATAGGCACTACGGTTGCATCCTGGTTGATTGCACCCTTACGCTCCAACGGAACCATGTTCCGATTGCGGTGCGGACGCCAGAAAATATATTGCGTATTAAGCATATACATTCTAGCCGCATTACAATCTTCGTCATGGAACACATCAGCATTGCGGAACTTGAGGGAGTCAAATCCCGCATTACCAGTGTCATCACGAGTGATACGTTGAATAGTTGTGAGTGAATCCCAGAAGAACTCAAAATAAGTCGTTCCCGCTACTGCAAAATCAGGAGCTTCCGACCTAGAGCTTCCGCTTTTACACGCTAGATACAAAGAGCGCATTGCTGCCTGTATCGTAGATGCACTTGGAGTTACCGACTCATCAGAGAAATCATAAACCTGATTTCGCCAGAAAGAGTAGGTTGCTCTATTGATGCCACCGACTGTACCAGTAGCAGGTGCGTCAGCTACTAAACTCTGTAGCCCACCGACCTGTTTACTGGACGAACCAGTGCCGTCTGAGAATATGCCAGTAGAAAGATTGTTTGCCATAGTGCGCTTGGCATTGCCAATACGTCCTTCAAGCAAATCAATAACTTTTTCCTTACCAGCGTTTTGAATGTCAGCTTCAAGTCCCGACCAGGTGACATTAACTGCCGCCTGTTTCCAGTTAAACTCTGCTGCGGAGAATACTTCCGATGGTGCTACATTCAGGACTTCATATCCACTGTAGTATTGGAAGGTTGAATTCTCAGCATACTCAAGCTCTTGAACTAGAGTTCGGCCCCCGTCAGCTGGCTTGACATTCCCACGTTCCTCCAATCTACGGAGAAGCGCGAGGTCTTTTGTGACGTTATCTGCAAACTCGCCTGAGCGATTCCGCAAAGTCGTGGTCACAATTTCCGATAAATTCGGAGTAGCCATCGCTTTGGTTCCTTATCAAGTTGGCGCTGATTCCCACTGTTGACGTAACTCGTCACGAATCGACATCTGCGGTTTCGATGGAGTGTCAGCAGTGCTACGGATTGTCGTATCAGCTCGTTTAGCTCGACTTGTACGCTGGCGCAAATTCTTCTTTTCGCTTGCGATGACATCAGCCTTATTCGCAGTATCCCTGTCAGCCATAACTTTGGCTCTAGTGCCTTCGTGCAACCAACAGGCTTCCTGATAAACTTTTTCAAGATCAATAGCCTGGTTTTGTGCACGATAGCCGTGGGTTAATTGCGTCATAGTAGGCATAACATCGTCTAAATGAGGATGCTTCAAGGAACCATCTTCATTTTTCGCTGTAGCGAATGTGTCTATTTGCGCTTGCACATTCTGTCTTGCCAATGCGACCTGTTGTTGTTGAATGGCTTGTTGGTTCTGTTGATTCACATTCTGTACTTGTGCTTCAACTGCATTCAAACGAGTTTCCGTAGGATCAGCAAAAGTTTCATCTTCAGCTAGCTTTCCCGTATCAACCCCGAATGATTGAGACAGCCATTTAATTGTTTCTTGAGGATTAGTTTGGAGAGAGGTTCGCACAGCTAATAACTGGCGAACTACTTCTGCCTCATTTAACCCCTGCAATTTAAGCTGCTCACGGTACGGCGCGATTTCTTGTTCAAGCGGTCTTAAACGATCCAGCGTATCTAGGTCGCCGCGATGTTCTTCCACCCGCTTCTGATGATGCGCGTGTAGTCTATCTGCAACTTCCACAATTAGCGGTCTCGCTTCTTCGGGGAGCGCGTCAAACTTGGCACGTTCCTCTGTAGGCCAGTGTTCGGGCGCGACTACCCCCGTGGCCTGTGCAACCCCCTCATCGGGCGCTGCTTCCTTTTCAGGAATTTCCTGTGGCGTTTCTGTTACTACTTTCGCGCCGTCTGGCTCGTCCTCAGCATCATCGGCTGGAACTTCTATCGGCTCTTCGGCTGCGGCTATAGCGTCACGCAATTCATCTCCTATAGATGGCGCTTCTTCTTCTACGACTTCTTCAACGACTTCGTTATTCTCTTCCATTATTATTCCCCATGAATGTGGACTTTTCGTTGCCAACTTCTATGCAGCTATGATCTCTCAAATGATCTTTGTGCTGCCTTCTCCCGCCTATGCGCTCACCAGTAATAACGCTTTCATATGGTTCTATATCACCTATTACATTGTGT